TCTAGCACAAACAGGTAGTGCAGTATATTAAGGAAGTTAAATGAGTTGGAAAAAATATTTTACCCCGGTGCCGACAGGCGATAACCCAAGCGGAACATACTCGCCACTTGCAGGATCTCGAGGATCTATGCCAGGACCAGCAGCACGGAATTACAACTCACACCTTCCTGATGTTTATGTCGGATCACCTAATCGTATTGAACGTTATGGTCAATACAATACAATGGATTCGGACTCAGAAGTTAATGCTGCACTTGATATTCTAGCAGAGTTTTGCACACAAAAGAACGATCAGAACGGTACTAACTTTAGAATTAAATTTAAGTCTAAAGCAACAAACTCAGAAGTAACAATTATACAGCAGTATCTACAGCAGTGGTGCAAACTAAACAAGTTTGAAACACGTATGTTTAGACTTTTGCGTAATACATTTAAGTATGGCGATCAAGTTTTTATCCGTGATCCAGAAACTAAAAAATTATATCACGTTGATGTAAGTAACCTAACAAAAATTATTGTCAACGAAAGCGAAGGCAAAACTCCTGAGCAGTATGTTGTTAAAGATATGAATCTTAATTTTAAAGATCTTGTCGCAACAACACCACACCAAACACAAGGTCAATTAAACAACGGCGGCATGGGCAGCTATCAGAGTGCAAGCTCAGGCAAAGGTTATCTTGCAGGACAGAGCGCGGGACAAGCCGGTACACGTTTTAGCAGAGAAGAAAACGAATTAACAGTTGACGCAAGTCATATTTTACATTTAAGTCTATCAGAAGGATTAGACAACAACTATCCTTTTGGTAACAGTCTATTAGAAACTATCTTTAAAGTTTACAAGCAGAAGGAACTGCTTGAAGATGCGATTATTATCTATCGTGTCCAACGTGCGCCGGAGCGCAGAGTGTTCTACGTTGATGTGGGCAACATGCCTTCACACCTTGCGATGCAGTTTGTGGAGCGAGTCAAAACGGAAATCCATCAAAGAAGGATCCCATCGGCAACAGGGGGCGGTCAGAATGTCATAGACAGCTCATATAATCCTCTGTCAATCAACGAAGACTACTTTTTCCCGCAGACCGCAGAAGGTAGAGGCTCTAAAGTTGAAACGCTTCCAGGTGGCACTAACTTAGGAGAAATTGATGATCTTAGATATTTTACTAATAAGCTTGTACGCGGTTTACGAATTCCTAGCAGTTACTTGCCTACAGGGGCTGAGGACAGTGCTAGCCAGTACAATGACGGACGAGTGGGAACTGCATACATTCAAGAACTACGCTTCAACACCTATTGCGAAAGACTACAAGGTCTATTAATAGAAGGTTTTGATCAAGAGTTTAAACGTTACATGTTGGAAAAGGGAGTTAACATTGATACTTCAATGTTTGACCTAGAGTTTCAGCCACCACAAAACTTTGCAGCATATCGTCAAAGTGAAATTGATAATGCACGTATTCCAACATTTACACAGATGAGTGCAATACCTTATGTGTCAAATCGTTTTGCTATGAAGCGTTTCTTAGGTATGAGTGACGAAGAGATTGCAGAGAACGAGCGTTTATGGCGTGAAGAAAATGACGAATCAATGGAAACAATGCCTACAGATGCAACTGGTGAAATGCGTAGTGCTGGAGTAACTGGTGCAGGTATTGAAGGAGACCTTGGCGGAATGGAAGACGAAGCACTTGATGCTGATGTCGAAGCAGGAGGAGATACAACACCTCCTGATACTGTAACAGGACAAGAACTAGGAGCCGGAACGCCTACAACGGACCAAACGGTATAAATACTACTATGATACTGAGAGAACTATTTTATTTTGACCCAGAAACGATTGAGCCTGTAGAAAATAACAGGTACGAGCCTCAGTATGACGAGTCACCTTTAAAGGCAGATGACACTCGTAAAACAAAATTAACACTTCGCCAGATAAACAGGATCCGTAAGGCTAGCGAACTACATAATGATGAGAAGCAAGAAGAATTGCAGTTTATCAGACAGATGTATAGTATTGCTAATCAAACTGAAGCCGGCGGAGTTTAATGGCAAAAATAGATAAAAGACAATATACAAAAGAAGAATGGAAAGAAATACGTCAGCAAAGACGTATACAAAAAATTGTTGATCGTTCAAAAAAAGAAACTCCTAGACCTTTAATACCTACTAAAAATAAAATATCTTTTGTATTAGGAAATGGCACTAGCCGTTCTATTATTAATACAGAACAACTACAACCTCACGGAAAAATATATGGCTGTAATGCTTTATATAGGACATTTAAGCCAGACTACTTAGTTGCTGTTGATGTTAAAATGGTTTTAGAAATTAATAAATCAGGTTATCAACACACTGGGGAAGTTTGGACAAACCCTAATAAAAATTTTTCTCATTTAAAAAACTTTAATTATTTTAGTCCTAGCAAAGGATGGAGCAGCGGACCTACAGCATTATGGCTAGCAAGTGAGCATGGTCCTGAAACAATTTTCATTTTAGGCTTTGATTATAAAGGACTTGATAACGGCACTAGATTAAACAACATATATGCCGATACAATGAATTACAAAAAATCAATAGACAATGCAACATTTTTTGGTAATTGGATGAGACAAACAAAAAATGTTATTCAAACTCATAAAAATATTAACTATGTAAGAGTTATAGCACCTGATAATTATCGACCTGACGAACTAAATACTTTTGACAATTACAGTGAAATTTTTGTTGAAGATTTCCAAAAAATGTTCAATATTTCTGACACCTAGCCGAAAACCGACTGTTTTTGGCCTATTTCTACGTACATTTCTACCTATGTTATAAATACTATTGACAGCCTTACCCAGTGTGGTAGTACATTCATTTATAGGAGAAAAACATGGCAGATCAAAACAAATTTGAAGAAATGCTTGAGCGTCTTATCAACGAAGATAAGGAAGGCGCAGAAGAGCTATTCCACGAGATTGTGGTAGAAAAATCAAGAGATATTTATGAGTCATTACTTGAGTCAGACCTAGACGAGATCGAAGAGTCAGACGACGATGAAGTAGATGAGTCAGAAGAAGAGGTTGATGAGTCAGACGACGAAGACCTAGACGAAGCTGATGATGAAGAAGTTGACGAATCAGAAGAAGAAGTTGACGAAGCATTTGACCTAGACAGCTTTGAAGTAGAAGCCGACGACGAGCCAGAAATGGACATGGACATGGACATGGGCGACGATGACGAAGGCGAAGAAGGCGAAGAGCTAGAAGATCGTGTAATGGATCTAGAAGACGCTCTAGACGATCTAAAAGCAGAATTTGAAAAAATGATGTCAGACGAAGACGGCGACGATGAAGAAGGCGACGACGACATGGACGCAGCTGATGACATGATGAACGATGTTGAAGACGAAGCAATGGCTTTTGAAGCAGACGACGAAGAAGTTGACGAATCAGAAGAAGAAGTTGACGAAGCTGCTGACGAAGAAGTTGAAGAAACACGTAAGCCAAAAAACGCAAACGAACAAATGCGTGAGTATGTTGAAAAAGTAACAGCAACAATGGGCGACACAGGTACAAACGGTACTAAGTCGGCAGTAGCTGGTAAAAACGACATGGGTGGCACAGCAGGTAATATTGCACAAGCAAAAGATGGCGGACATCCAGAAGCAGGTGCAGGATCAACTGTACAAGGCTCAGCACTAAGTGATACAAGTGCAAAAGAAGATTCGGCAGGTAACGTAAATGTTCCTGGCGGTAAGGCTTCAAAATCAATGAAGTCACAACCTGGCCACGGCGCTGAGAAAAAGGGCAAGCCAGAGACAGCTGACAAAGCTGCTACAAGTACACTTAACAAAGTAAGTACTAGAGCAAAGTAATCAGCTAATAAGCAGTTAGGAACCTAATATGGGCAACTTTTTAAGAGAGCATTTGACATTTGACCAAGCAGGCATGGTCGTTGAGACCTCAGAAAACTCACAAGGCGGCAAAGATCTTTATTTAAAAGGTATTTGCATCCAAGGCGGAGTACGCAACGCAAACCAGCGTGTGTATCCTGTAAATGAGATTGGAAGGGCTGTCAAAACTCTCAATGATCAGATCAGCGAAGGTTACAGTGTTCTTGGTGAAGTTGATCATCCAGAAGGTCTTAACATTAACTTGGACCGTGTAAGCCATATGATCACAGATATGTGGATGGATGGCGATAACGGTTACGGTAAACTAAAAATTCTACCAACCCCGATGGGACAGCTAGTTAAAACAATGTTAGAAAACGGAGTTAAGCTAGGTGTTTCATCAAGGGGCTCTGGTGAAGTTGATGGCAACGGTAATGTTGCCGGTTTTGAAATAATCACCGTGGACGCTGTGGCTCAGCCTAGCGCCCCTGGTGCATATCCTACACCAATCTACGAGCATCTAATGAACACTCGCGGAGGATATAAGGCATACCAATTAGCAGAGGCTACTAAAGAAGATCAAAAGGCACAAAAATACTTAAAGAATCAATTGATTAATATAATCAATGGTCTCCAATAAACGAGGAGAATGACATGTTGGATGCATTAAAATCACTCTTCGAAAGCGATGCACTTACAGATGATGTAAAAGCAGAACTTCAAGAAGCATGGGAAGCTAAAGTCGATGAAAATCGCAAGGCAGTCACTGCTGAACTTCGTGAAGAGTTTGCTCAGAAATATGAGCATGACAAGTCAACTATGGTCGAGGCAATCGACAAGTTGCTTGAAGAGCGTCTAGCTGAAGAAATTTCAGAGTTTGCAGAAGATCGTCAGCAGTTAGCTGAAGCAAAAGCAAAGTATGCTATTGCAATGCGTGAAAACGCAGATCTACTAAAAGGCTTTGTTCTAGAACAGCTACAAAAAGAAGTCGCAGAACTACACGAAGACAAAAAAGCAATGGCAACTCAATACGCAAAACTTGAAGAATTTGTTGTTGAAGCATTATCTAAGGAAATTGCAGAGTTCCACGAAGATAAACAAGACCTAGCAGAAACAAAAGTACGTCTAGTACGTGAAGCTAAGGAACACTTCGCTAAAGTCAAAACAGACTTTATCGAAAGAAGTGCGCAAGCAGTATCAGAAACAGTTGACAAAGCTCTACGTAGCGAAATCAGTCAGCTAAAAGAAGATATTGACGAAGCACGTCAAAACGACTTTGGTCGTAAGTTGTTTGAAGCATTTGCAAGCGAATACACAAACAGCTATCTAAACGAAAATTCAGAAACAGCTAAACTACTTAATGTTGTCGCAACTAAAGATAAGCAAATTGCAGAAGCGAGAGTTGCTGCTAAAAAAGCTATTGAAATTGCAGAAGCACAACAAAAAGAAAACAAAGTTTTAACTGAATCTGTTCGTAGAGAAAAAATTATGAACGATCTCGTTGCTCCACTATCAAAGGATCAACGTGAAATTATGACAGACTTACTGGAAAGTGTACAAACCGATAGACTACAAAAGTCTTTCGACAAGTACCTACCTTCAGTTATTGATGGCAACACTCCAGCGAAGCGCAAGGCAGTCTTATCAGAGGCAAAAGAAATTACAGGCAACAGAACACAAGAAAAAATGACACCAAAAGCAGACGATTCTAATGTATTAGACTTACGCCGTCTTGCTGGATTAAATTAAGGAGATAATGATGTCAGAACTATTAGAAAGCCGCTGGTCAGACACAAAAACTGCTCTTCTTGAAGGCCTAGACGGTAACAAGAAGTCAGTAATGGCTGCCACACTAGAAAACACTCGCAAGTACTTGTCAGAGAGTGCAACAGCTGGTGCAACTTCAGCTGGTAACGTAGCAACACTAAACCGTGTTATCCTACCTGTTATCAGACGTGTAATGCCAACTGTTATTGCTAATGAGCTAGTTGGTGTACAACCAATGACTGGTCCAGTTGGTCAAATTCACACACTACGTGTACGTTACGCAGACGTTTTCGACAGCACAAGCGGAACAGACACAGCAGCAGGCGATGAGGCACTAAGCCCATTCAAAATCGCTGAAGGCTATTCAGGTGCAGCTAACGATAAAGCAGCAGCAACATCAGCACTTGAAGGCGCTCGTGGTAACAGACTAAGCATTCAGATCTTAAAGCAAACTGTTGAAGCTAAATCACGTAAGCTATCAGCACGTTGGACTTTTGAAGCAGCTCAGGATGCACAGTCACAGCACGGTATCGACGTTGAAGCAGAAATCATGGCAGCACTTGCTCAAGAGATCACTGCTGAAATCGACCAAGAGGTTCTAGCTAGCCTAGACTCACTAGCAGGTAACGCTGCTGAAACATATGACCAAGCAGCAGTATCAGGTACAGCTACTTTCGTTGGTGACGAGCATGCAGCACTTGCAGTTCAAATCAACAGAGTATCAAACTTGATCGCACAGCGTACACGCCGTGGTGCAGGTAACTGGGCAGTTGTTAGCCCATTCGCGCTAACAATCCTACAGTCTGCAACAACTTCTGCGTTTGCACGTACAACTGAAGGTACATTCGAAGCACCAACTAACACTAAGATGGTTGGTACACTAAACAACGCTATGAAAGTATATGTAAACACATATGCAGGCGACGACTCAGCAGTACTAATTGGGTACAAAGGTTCAAGCGAATCAGACGCAGCAGCGTTCTACTGCCCATACATCCCACTAATGAGCTCAGGTGTTGTACTAGACCCAGACACATTCGAACCAACTGTCAGCTTCATGACACGCTACGGATATGTTGAGCTAAACAACACTGCGTCATCGCTAGGTAACGCAGCTGACTACCTAGGTAAAGTTGACATTACTAACAGTAATGTAAGCTTCAGCTAAGTTATTTTATAACTGAAACTAAAATAGGCCCTACGGGGCCTATTTTTTTGACTAAATATTTTTACGTTCATCCTACGGGACGGAAGTAGCATAAAGCGAAGGAACGCACTTTAACCTTTAACGAGGAGAAGTGTTATGGATAGATTCACGTTTTGGTGCTTCAAGCAACTAATCAAAAAACATCGTGAAAAAAAGATTAACTTTTTATTAAAAAAAGGTTGACATTTGTCTTGTTGATGTTATTATTAATACTGTAGCAAGACGTTGTTACAAGGGTTGGCGCTAATAATCCTGTTTCTAGAGAGGATAAGCGCACTTGTTAGGGGTAGTGCCCGGCGTAGA